CGGTCCATATCCTAAGAAGTGTATTTCTTGGGAGAAGGTTAAGCACGCCGTTGATAAGGGTATTGCGGACGAAGATCCAAACGTTCTTGAGAAGTTCGTTGGCGATTATGTTTTCAATCCAAAGGGCGGTCAGTCGTCTATTCCTCTTAATGAGCCAGTAGAGGTTCTTGAGATTGGAACCGGCTTCATGATGGTCTCAAAGAAGGCTATGACGAAGTTCCGTGATACCTATCCTCAGTATAACTACAAGCCAGATCATGTCCGTACAGAGCATTTCGACGGTTCTCGTGAAATTCTTATGTACTTCCAGGCAGAGGTTGATCCTGTTTCTAAGCGTTATCTTTCAGAAGATTATTGGTTCTGTCAGAAGGCTCAGGAAGCTGGTCTCAAGACTTGGTTCTGTCCTTGGATGAAGATGCAGCACGTTGGAACCTATATCTTCGGTGGTTCTCTCGCTGATCTAGCTACCATCGGCGCTTCGGCTACAGCTGATCCTGAATCGCTTGGTGGCAAGAAAAATATGATGAAGTCTAAAAATAAGTAATTATTATCTAGACTTAACCGATAAGGTTTAGTATAACCCTAAAGTCCAAGTGAAAGGATATATGATGCATATTGACGTTGATACACTAAACATTCTGAAGAACTTCTCGAAAATCAATCCGTCAATCGTCGTTCAGGAGGGTAATGTTCTCAAGACTATCTCTCCGACGAAGACGATTATGGCGAAGGCTAAGACCAAGACTGAGTTTCCGAAGCGTTTTGCTATCTATGAGCTAGACCGCTTTCTTGCGAACCTCAGCACATTCGAAAATCCTGACTTAGATTTCAAGGAGCGACACGTGGATCTTATTGATGTTGATAATCGTTACAAGCTCAAGTATGTTTATGCTGACGAGAACACTGTAACAAAGGCTCCGGATAAGGAGATCACTCTTCCTACCGTTGATGTTACATTCGTTCTCAAGGACGATGATTTGAAGGCGGTTGAAAAGTCTGCTGGTATTAACGGTCTTCCAGAGATTGTTATTGCCGGTGACGGTTCGAAGGTCTATATTCAGGCGGCTGATACCAAGAATCCTTATGGTACAATGCTTTCCGTAGAGATTGGAGACACCGATAAGAATTTCCGTGCCATCTTCAAGGCAGAGAATATCAAGATCATTCCCGGCGACTACGATGTTAGCATTTCATCGAAAGGCATTTCTCGATTTGTCGGAAAGGGAGTTGAATACTTCATTGCCATCGAAGCTACTTCGACGTTCTAATTGAAGGGGGTTTATCCCCCTTCTTCTTTATTATGGAGATATATCGTGAGAAAAGCAAAAGTTCCACTTGACGTGATCCAAACCTTATTTGGACCTGAAAAGCTTACGTATCATTGTAATACTTGTGGAAGGAAGAAGGCTGCTTCCGGGTTTTATTGCGTTACAAACACTAATAAACCTAGAAGCCAGTGTAAAAAGTGTTGGGGTATCTTTAACGGTCGCTCTCCGATTTTTAATCATGAGGAAAACTGATGAACGAAGATTTTCTGTGGGTAGAAAAGTATCGCCCTAAGACTATTCAAGATACAATCCTACCGACCGACCTAAAACAAACCTTTCAACAGTTCGTTGATCAGAATAACATTCCCAATCTTATTCTAGCAGGTAGCGCTGGTGTTGGTAAGACCACCGTTGCTCGTGCTATGCTAGAACAGCTTGGATGTGACTATATCATTATCAACGGATCTATGAATGGTAACATCGACACCCTCCGAAACGAGATACTTAATTTTGCGTCATCCGTATCACTATCGGGTGGCCGCAAGTATGTCATTCTTGATGAAGCTGACTATCTCAACGCAAATTCTACTCAGCCTGCACTACGTAATTTCATGGAAGAATTTTCTAGGAATTGCGGATTTATCCTTACCTGTAACTTCAAAAATCGAATCATCGAACCCTTGCATTCTCGATGCTCGGTTATTGACTTCAAGATCAGCAAAAAGGATATGTCGAAACTCGCTGCTCAGTTCTTCAAGCGAGTTACTACCATCCTGCAGTCAGAAAGAGTTGAGTTTGATCCTAAAGTCGTTGCCGAAGTAATCAGTAAGCATTTTCCAGATTGGCGTCGTGTTCTTAATGAGCTACAGCGTTATTCTGCTACCGGTAAGATTGATACGGGTATTCTTGTCAATCTACAGGAAACGTCTATCAAGGAACTGCTAAAACTTCTTTCAGATGCTAATTATACAGAGGTTTGTAAGTGGGTTAAGACCAACCTAGATACAGACGTTAATGAACTGTATAATCAATTCTATATAGCGTCTAATGAAGCGTTTACCAAGAACGGAGCGGCTCAGCTAATCCTTCATCTTGCTCGGTATCAGTATCAGAATGCCTTTTCGGCTAATCCAGAAATCAACTTCCTTGCTTTCCTCGTTGAAGTTATGAAAGATTGTGAGTTCGCATGAGCAAGTTTCTAAATGTTCTGATGGAGGAACGCAATGACAAGGAGGCCGTTGGTTTCTTCGGAAACTGGGCCAAGCACGCTATAGAAAGCAAAAAGAAGCCAGCATATGACTGGCGATATGAGAATAGTATTCTCGATGGTGCTAAGGTAGAGATTGACGGCGAATACTCACAGTGGCGCATCAATACTATCCTAGCTAAGCATAAAGATGTAGTGCTTTTTGTTAACGAGATGAACATTAACTATCATGTCAATAACAACATGCACTACACTTATCTACATAATGCGGTTCGTAAATACCGCCGTGGATACAATAAGGGCGAAACGAAACAGGAGAAAGTTGCGAGAGAGAAGGAAGCAGAACTTATTTCATTGGTTTCCGATTATTATAAATATAATATTGTTCGCGCAAAAGAAGCGTTGCGTATTCTTACAAACGAGCAGATTGATGAAATAAGAAAAAAACAAGAAAAAGGTGGAGTGAAATGAATGATTTATTGGATTCTCTAGTTGAAGTGAGGTTTGCCGAAGAAGAAGATTTTCTCAAGATCAAAGAAACTTTAACTCGCATTGGTGTAGCCTCTCGTAAGGAAAGAAAATTATATCAGTCTTGTCACATATTTCATAAACAAGGCAAATATTATATTGTACACTTCAAAGAAATGTTTTTAATTGATGGTAAGCCATCAAATTTTTCAGATGAAGATAAGGGTCGCCGTAACAAAATTGTTCAGTTGTTACAGGAATGGGGTCTACTGAAAGCAGTAGATCAGGATATGATAGCTGAACCGTTAGCGTCAATGAGCCAGATTAAGATCATTAATCATAAAGAAAAGAACGAATGGACTTTGGAAGCGAAGTATAACATAGGTCGCAAGAAGAAGTAATTGAAAGGAATTATATTATGTGGCCATTTAAAGTTGAAAAGAAGCCTCTCACCAGTGCTGAAGAGAAGTTAGAACTCATTAGAACCATCTTGTTTCCTCCACCAAAGCTAGATGAAAGCTATGATGAATCGGGTAAACAGCACAAGTGGCAGGTTGATTACTCTGCTGACATGAATCTCTACGCAGCCTCGATTGATATTCAAGAAGGACATGCGGATCAGGCGGTTCTAAATACCGTGAATGATGTTCATGATAGACTCACAAAGGTTCGTGACATTCTTGAGGAATATATGGAACTAAGTAAGGAAGCAGACTACATTGTGGTTGAAAACCTGAAGGAAGATCCAGATGTTGAACCCGGAAGATGAAATCATAATATTGTTAGAACAGTTGATAGATGCAAGGTTTGAGTATCTCAAAGAAAAAGAATATGAGAATCACCATCATGCCTACAAGATCAAAGTTAATAATTATGATCCCGTGGTAAAAGATTTTAAAGATTTTTTAAAAAAACAGCTTTACTTTAGAAGTGAAAAGGACTAATATAATATATATAAGGTAAGGAGAACGGCGATGGATAGGATTTATATTCAGGCTCAGGACTATTCCGGTAACTGGTCAACGTATAACGTTACCGAAAACGTCCCTCTTCTGATTATTCAGAATATGCGTCACCTTCAATGGCAGTTTCCGGATCGCCGCATTCGTGCGATTGACGACAACGGAAGGCTAGTTGATATCCTGTAAGGAATTAGCGGGTGGGAGGTATAGAATCTTGCCGGTCTCATAATCCGGTAAAAGTGGGGGCAGTTCCCACACCCGCTTCCAAGTTAGATATACTGATACAGCCGATCCCTTGAAAAAGGTCCACCATCAGGTGAGTTCAAGGCATGAAGAGATAAATGCTCCAGCTTGCTGAGTGGATCAGTATATCTAAACGATTTCGTGGGTCTGAGCGAAAGAATGCAAGACCCTAGTTGGTAGGGAGATCACCACCCTTGGTATAGACCGTCTCAGTAATGAGAGATGTTCTGGCAGCAACCAGATGAAAGGCGACCCAAGGGGAGATGCGGATGTGCGGGAAACCGGCCAGATGTCTCTTAAACAGAAACCAACACCCACGGATTAACTTGAGGATGTAAAGATGGGCGTTACGTATTATAAATGTAAAAAGTGTTCGCGTATCACATCTTCTTATCCGATAGGTTGTAATATACCTCAATGTCCGGTTAAGAAAGATTTGGTTAGTGATCAGTTCTACGCTATACTATACGCCGGAATATTCATAGCGTTCTTCCTCTATGCTGTGGCGCATATGAACGAAATAGGTTGATTCCCGATAGCTCAGTTGGTAGAGTAGGTGACTGTTAATCACTTGGTCCTTGGTTCGAGTCCAAGTCGGGGAGCCACTTTGGGTTAGACGCCATAAATAGTCTCGTGAGGGTCAAAGGTTAGCCCTCGAATATATTGGAGAGTTGAGATGAAAAAGACAATTCTAGCTTTGCTTACAATAGCAACTTTAGCCGCATCAACACCAGCTAATGCTTGGTATCGTGGTGGTTACTACGGCGGTTATTATGGCGGTTACGGTGGCTACGGCGCTGCTCTAGGAGTTATGGCAGGTGCTGCTCTTTTAGGCGGAGTTGTTGGTGGTCTTGCTTATGGAGGCGGATATGGATACGGTTATGGTGGTTATGCTCCTTATGGCGGCTATCCAGCTTGCGTTCCTCGTCCTATCTATAATGCTTGGGGTCAGACGGTTGGCTATGCTGCGTGCTAGTTTAATCGCTCTCTTTCTCCTAACAGGTTCTGCTTATGCTGGTCAAGAGATTGACGTATGCAACAACTGTAGAATTACCTATCAGACTAAAGTAGTTAAAAAGGTAGTTCGTCCGGTTCAGCAAGTTTATGCACCAGTAGTTCCTGTTGCTCCAGTTGTACCGTATCAAGTAGTTGGCGCTATGCCTATGGGTCCAGGACCAATCACTTCTACGGTAGAGGTTCCTTTATACGCACCAGTGGCTCCACCGGTGATTACTCCAAGACAATCTTGTGCTTGGTATGTTGATCCTTACGATCTGTTTGGTCAGCTATTCGGCAATCCTGATCTAGTTCAAAGTTGCGTATATTATTGATTAATGCCCTCTTAGCTCAGCTGGTAGAGCAACTGATTTGTAATCAGTAGGTCGCGTGTTCGAATCATGCAGGGGGCACCACTATTCGGAGAATTAATATGAAAGTAGATGTAAGACTTTTAGTCGCTTATAGAGTTATCGCTTTCTTCATTATTATGATCGCATTCGGTTTTATGGGTGCAGATCTATTTGGTGGTTAATGCGGGTATAACTCAGGGGTAGAGTGTCAGCCTTCCAAGCTGTTCGTCGCAGGTTCGAATCCTGTTACCCGCTCCAAGTTCTGAATAAAGATAGACTTTATTCTGTATATAATAGATAGGAGTTATCTATGAAAAAATATAAACTAGCCGTGTTCATCGGCAGATTCCAGCCATATCATAACGGTCATCATGCAGTTGTTACCAAAGGATTAGAGGTCGCAGAATACGTCCTCATTCTTATTGGTAGCAGCGGTGGTGCACGTTCTTTGCGTAATCCATTTACGTGGGAAGAACGTTGTCGAATGATTCAACCGCATTTTAACAATCGTGTTATGATTGATTTCCTCCCTGATTATCTGTATAATGATGAACGGTGGATCGAAAGCATTCAACAGATCGTTGCCGAACATGCAGACGATAATGAAGGAATAGTTCTAATTGGTCATACCAAGGACGGATCTTCATATTATCTAAAACTGTTTCCTCAGTGGCACCATGTGGACGTTCCTAATCTCGTTAATCTTTCTTCAACAGATATTCGTGAGGCTTACTTTGGTTGGGGTGGTATGGATGAAAAGATCATGCCTAAACCTACTCTTGATTTTCTTTTAAAGTTTCAAGAAACACCAGAGTATTCTAAACTTGTTGCTGAACAAGTGTTTGTTGATAACTATAAATCAAAATGGGCCAACAGTCCATATCCTCCTACATTCGTAACTGTTGACGCTTGTGTTGTTCAGTCTGGTCATATTCTTCTTGTCAAGAGAAAAGAGTTTCCGGGCAAAGGACTGTGGGCGCTTCCCGGTGGTTTTATCAATCAGATGGAAAAGATTGAAGATGCCGTCATTCGTGAATTGAGAGAAGAAACTAAGATCAAAGTTCCTGCTCCAGTTCTTCGTGGTTGTATTAAAGACCGTAAAGTGTTCGATGATCCATATCGTTCCAGTCGTGGTAGAACTATTACTCATGCGTTCCTTATCGTCTTGCCACCAGACTTTACCTTGCCAAAGGTAAAAGGTTCTGACGACGCAGAGAAAGCTTCATGGTTTCCTATCTCACAAGTGACGAGAGATATGATGTATGAAGATCATATGGACATCATTCAAAATCTAACAGCTACAATCTAAATCAAGGGAGCCTTGATATGAAAAACATTATCCTTAATACCGACAGCTATAAGCACTCTCACTATATTCAATATCCAGAAGGCACCGAATACGTTTACTCGTATATTGAGTCTCGTGGCGGTGAATATGATAAGACCGTCTTCTTTGGTCTTCAGGCGTTCATTAAAGAATATCTTATGACTCCAATCACTCTTGAGAATATAATGGAGGCATACGTTGTTTGTAATGCTCATTGTATTCCTTTTAACGAGGAAGGCTGGAAGCATATCTATTATCAACACAACGGTTATCTTCCTGTAGAGATTCATGCTGCTCCGGAAGGAACGGTTATTGATACTCACAACGTTCTTCTAACGATTGTGAACACAGATCCTAAGTGTTTCTGGTTAACATCGTTTCTGGAAACCGCTTTGCTTCGTGCAATCTGGTATCCAACAACTGTAGCTACTAGGTCTTGGTCGATTAAACAGATCATCTTGGATTACTATGAACAAACTTCCGACGCTAATGTGTCTGAAGTAGACTTCAAGTTAGTGGATTTTGGTGCACGTGGCGTATCGTCAGAAGAGTCTGCTGCTCTAGGAGGTATGGGTCATCTGATTAGCTTTAAAACAACTGATACGCTATCGGCCATCTTGGCAGCTAAGAGATATTATCACGAGACAATGGCTGGCTTCTCCGTTCCTGCTTCTGAGCATTCTACTATCACAAGTTGGGGTAAGGAGAATGAAGCCAAAGCTTATGAGAATATGGTTCTAAGGTTTGGAGATGGAGTAGCTTATTCAGTTGTTTCCGACTCTTATGATATTGTCAATGCAGTAGAGAATATCTGGGGAGAACAACTGAAGGATCTTGTGAACAGCAAGAGAGCAAGGCTTGTCGTTCGTCCTGATTCTGGCGATCCAATTATGAATCCTATCGACTGTATTTTGGCGTTGAAACAGAAGTATGGATCGTTCAAAAATTCTAAAGGTTATCATGTTCTGCCTGATAACATTCGAGTTCTTCAGGGTGATGGTATCGGAGAACTTGAGCTTGAAAAGATCCTTTTCTTTATGAAGCACGATAGACTATCTGCTGAAAATATCGTATTTGGTATGGGAGGCGGATTGCTTCAGAAGTGTGATCGTGATACTCAAAAGTTCGCTATGAAGTGTTCCGCGATTAATGTTAATGGCGAATGGCGAGACGTTTACAAAGAGGCTCCCGGTAAGGAATCAAAACGCGGTCGTCTTGCTCTTATTAAGTCTGCGAAACTTGCTGGACCTAGATACTTCACTGTTCCGCATGATGGTAATGCGGTTGAAGACGTATTGAGATTGGTTTACCGTAACGGCGATCTTATGATTGATGATACATTTGAGGAGATACGAAATAGAGCCAATGATAAATTATCGTGATGAAAAGTTTATGGCGTTTACTCGTAGGATGGCTATACAGAATAATAATTCTCAGAACCGCGCCAAGTTGGCCGCCAGCTTGGTTTTACGTAATGAAATCATTTCTGTTGGATATAACTCCTACAAGACTCACCCTTTACAGAAGAGGTTTTCTAAGAACATAGAGGCTATATTTAAACATGCGGAAGTGGATTGTATTATTAATGCGTTGCGTCATGTGGAACCGGAAGAGTTGGAGAAAGCCACGCTCTATGTCCACAGAGTCAAAAAGCTAAGTAAAGATCATATTGATTGGTCTGATGGGTATTCAGAACCTTGCTGCGGTTGTAAGCAAGCGATTGAACACTTCAAGATCAAGAAGGTAGTCTATTCAACTGATGAAGATAAT